ATCCAATTATTTGGCAAGTTAGGATTTCCTATTATTTTACCACTTTTAACGCCCGTTAAAACAGCTTCTGTTAAATCTGCTCCTGTTAAATTAGATCCTATTAAATTAGCTCCTGTTAAATTAACTCCCGTTAAATTAACACCTGTTAAATCAAATCCTGTTAAGTTAACTTTTGTTAAACTAGCTCCTGTTAAATCAGCTCCTGTTAAATCAGCTCCTGTTAAATCCGCTCCCGTTAAATCAGCTCCTGTTAAATCCGCTCCTGTTAAATTAGATCCTGTTAAATCAGCGCCGCGTAAAACACAACTTAAGTTAGCTTTAGATAAATTAGCACACGTTAAATTAGTACGTATTAAAAAAGAGTCACTTAAATTGGCCCCACTTAAATTAGCTTTAGATAAATTAGCTCTAGTTAAATTAGTTTTAGTCAAATCACTTCCTGTTAACTTAGATAAATTTAAATGAGCACGTCTTAAATCAGCATTACTTAAATTAGCGCCAGTTAAGTCAGATCTAGGTCCGATTAAATATCCGTCAATCAACATCCAATGATTGGGTAAATATTCAGTCTTTCCAGATATTTTGCAACTTTTAATTCCATTTAAAATGGCGCGATATAAATTAGTGCTAGTTAAATCAGCTCCAGTTAAATCGGCTCCAGTTAAATCAGCTCCGCGCAAATTAGCGCACGCTAAATCAGCGCCACGTAAATCAGCACCACGTAAATCAGCACCACGTAAATCAGCACCACGTAAATTAGCCCCACGTAAATTAGCCCCGGGTTTTATTGCGAAACCGTTTACTATTAATTCATAACTAGATTGCTTTTGATTTTCTTTAGTTATCAAATGTGGATGGCCCATTCAAGTTATAATTACTATATAGATTATAAAAATACTAAAAACGTAAAAATAAAAGTTACTAAAAACGTAAAAATAAAAGTACATTCTTTAGGAAAATTTTTTCTTTGTATAGTTTATGTGTAGGATGGCTCCCTCCACATCCCTTTTGGACATTCCCCTTACCGCAAGGTTTGGTGGCGGTGTGGCTGGCGGCATATTGCTTCCAGTCGCATTGATATGAGTAGTAGATTGGATGCGAGTGCTGTGACGGCGATTCTAGGTTTAGGTAAATAACAGAAATGAAACCTAAAACGTTTATCATTTGATAAACAATTGCCGCGTAGACCTTCAGCGGATCTTTACAGAGTGACGAATCTTTATAAGATTTAACAGGTTGTTGGTGGCAGGTAATGGGTCACCAAGCCTAAACTACAGTAGCTTGGGTTGGAGTATCCTCAGGCCGAAAGTATATTGTCAGCGTGTGTTATATGGCACGCCGTTGCGGGTTCAAAATCCGCTCGCAGAAGGAAAAATAGCCAACAACTATTTTTCTTTTATTTACTAGTGTCTTAAAATAAGGGGACCAAATCTATATCATATTACGAAAACCCTGATATTCTTTTTAACTTTTCCATTTGATGCCTTTAAACGCTATTTATATTTGTTTATGAAAATACCGCAAATGGGAGAAGATACACGTCTTTCTTGCAAAACAAAAATCATATTCCTTCAAGTATTGAAACAACTAAGATCATTCTTTCTTGAAAAGTAGATTATAAAAGAAATATATTTCTATGCACACTATATAATGAAGCGTTGTATAATTTTATCTCTTGTAATAGGAGCAGCTGTTTTTTGCGCGGTTAAATGTAAAAATGCAAAGAAAAAAACATATAACGTTGCAAAAAATAAAAACCACGGTGAAAATTATCGTTTATCTGTTTTAATTTCTAATAAACACATCTATGCACAGATCATTGACGACAACAGCGGGACTACCATTTTATCAGCATCTTCGCGCGACATGAATATAAAGGGTTCAAATATATATCATGCAACAACCTTTGGTGCTTTATTCAGCACTCGCTCCATTGAAAAAGGAATTACAAACGTTTCGTTTTATCTCGCCGACAAACATTACCACGGGCGTGTAAAAAGTTTTGCCGAGGCAGCAAAAGAAGCCGGTCTAAAAATATTTTTTATGCGACCCACGCTTCATTTAGCCGGTTGACAACCATCCTTTATATGTATTTGAAAAAATTAATACGTGTATATTGTTGATTCAGCCTTTTCTGTTTTGGCTTTAACCGTTGCCTCTTGTTCCAGGTATTTGTCATGACTTGCTTGCATTGTTGCTAAATCTCCCGTGCATCCGCGTTTCATAATATTGTATTGCGTTATAGATATTAATAATATCGCGGTGTAAATGTACCACATGGCCTCGCCAATATTGTCTCTCATTACAACCGTATCCAATAATTGTTGTTTTAGTTCTGGAGCACCTGCTTGGTATTGATCTTTCATTAATGGAACAAGCATTGACCAGTACTCAATAAAGTTGCTAGGAACTATTTGATTTATCAATATAGACATGTTTCCACACAACTTTATTATTGCTTCTGCAGCGCCCTTTAAACTCTTGTTTTTTTCAGCGTTTCCTTGAGTAGAATCGTCTATAGCTTGATTTAAATCCACGTTAACTAACAATTCAGTTAAAATGTTGTTTGCGGTTCCGGCTACAGCAAAATAACCAATGACGTTTGAAAATGCCGATTTAAAACCAGGAAATATCATTAATGCAACTATAACAATTCCAAAAATAAAAAACCACGGTATAATAGTTAATAAAAATGCGGCGCCAATATTTTGCACGACACTTCCCCCACACGTGTTTACAAGGACGCTTGAATTCATTATTATCTGCGTAACAACAACCAATAGAAAATAACACGTTAAAAATACATTATTTTTGCTGCTATATGCGGCATATTCTTGACCGCTTTTATCGTCAAACGCAGAAGCATTTAATTTTGGTTTGAAAACGAGATAATATAAAAGTGTAATTGCAATAAATATCAATAATGAAAGATAAGAAGTATCCATATAGATAGTGTGTATAATTTATTTTGATATTATAAAAGTAAATTATAAGGAATAATTATGAACTATGACAATTTTACTAAACCCGCTTTGATAGAACCTGGCGTAAAATACTTTTTAAGCGAAACATTAAAGCAATGTAGAATTTTTAAAAATACTTACAACAATCTATTGATCAATATATCATTGGGAATCGGATTTTTAGTCATTTTAGGAGCAATATTATTTTTCAAATACAAAGGTAAATTGACGCCTGTTGAAAAAGAAATGAGGAATAGACAAAAACAACAGTACATTTTATCAAAGATACAAAACTTTCAAGAATCCAAGCAACGCGCACATCAAGAATTAATTACCGGGCTTCCTCATTGGGAAACTGAATACGATATTATTTCTAATAAAAATAAATATATAAAAATATAAATATAATCTATAGAAGATGAGCGAAGAGAAGATGGAAGAAAAGAAAAAGTTTATAGACGGATTAAATACATATTTCAAGCTTAAAGCCGCATATGAAACCAATATTAAAAAGGACAAAACCCAAATTTCTAAGCTTCCTGGACTGAGTTGGAGAGAGAAAAGAAACGAATACGCCAAAATAAAACACAAGTGCATTAATTGCAAGAGACCAGTCGGTTCTATATTTTCTACTAAAATTGCCAATGGTGAGCGACAATACATTGCTTTGTGTGGTGATAGAAATGCGTCGTGTCCGTTGGACATTAAAATCAATTTAGGTGCAACATTTAATATTACCGATGACATTCGTCAAGACGAAGAAAAAATAAAGGGTTATAACAATGAAATTATCCGAGACAAAAACGATTTGTTGTTTGGTTATATTAACGCTCAACAAGCTGTTGCAAAATTTGACATTATAAAAGAAGAAGTAGCGGACGCAACTAAAATATACGAATTTACTCTTGACAACTATTTAAACGTGGTTGATAATGCGGAGAAAAAGGAAGAACTTAAAAAACTAAAACTTGAGTTTTACAATAATCTAGACAACTTTAACGCAATGATGCAGCAATATAAATCTACTCAAAATACACAGTTTGTTGTTGACGCCGTGGAATTATACGTAACGACAATGCAGCCAAGAGTTAACGATATTTTAAAGAAGACATATTCTTATAATGGCGTTGAATATAATGAAGATGATAATACATTTCATTTAATTCAAATACCCATATCAATTGAAGATCTTGAATGGGATATCGGTGAACATGGTCAAAAAGTTGTTTTAATGAAAATGGGGCTTGAAAAGTTCTCCCAAAATAGAACTGTGCGTAATACAAAGGCAATGACTTCTGCTATTCCGGATATAAGAGAGAAAGATAAACAAGAGGAACCCAAGTTTGTTATGAAACAACAGATCCCTGAAACAAAATCTGATTCCGATGAAGAAGATTCCGATGAAGAAGAAGATTCTGAAGAAGAAGAAGAAGAAGATTCCGATGAAGATAAACCATTGCCAAAGATAACAATCCATCCAAAATTTCTTCCCGATGGAACGATTGCGGCAACAGAAGCTAGTAGATTGGGTTTTAAAGTGGAACTGGTAAAGGGTGACTTAATTGCACTTAACCCAAATACCAATCAAAAATATAAAGTTACTGCTGGGAAATAAAAAAATATAAACATTATTTATAAAGCATGATTTCAAAATTTATTGACATTCCAACGTTCATTATTAGTTTAGCAATTGGTCTTTTTTTTGTCTATATCTGGGGACCCGACTTAAAAACCGTCTATGTCTACCCAACCCCAGAAAATATTGGTAAAGTTCATTACAAGGACAACGCAGACAACTGTTTTACTTACCACGCAACTGAAGTAAAGTGTCCTTTAGACGATTCTCAAATAAAAACTGTTCCTGTACAAACATAGAGAATTTTAAAATATTCTATAAATATATATGCACCTCGCAAGATTTCTTCATACACAAGTTGGTCGGTATATTATGTCAGCTTTATTAGGGTTTGGTTTAGCCACATTATTTAGAACCGTGTGTAAGGGAAAAAACTGCATCGTATTTAAAGCGCCCCCTATGGATGAAATTAAAGACAAGGTTTACAAACACGAAAATAAATGTTATAAATTTACCCCCGTAACAACAAAATGCGATGCAAAAAAGCGAAATGTTGCAATGTAGTGATACTTTTGAAAAAGTATCGCAAAACCAATGATACTTTTGAAAGAGAAATTTTGCTCCACTTTTTTAAAAGTGGATTTTGCGTAATTATTATAATCAAATCCTTCTTATAATAATTATATAATGGACACAACTAGTATAATGGATTTGCCAACTGACCCAACTGGTGGAGGAAGCATTGGAGGAAATGTTAGCTTGTCGGCCAATGAAAAAATACAATCAATGCCAGGTCAAGGCCCCAACGGGGTTACTTTAGACCAAACTACAATTAATCAAATTGTAAGTGGATTGCAACAAGCAAGTTCCACGGGAGCAACCCAATTGCCGTCTAGAGACATTCCTCGCAATACAGAATCAATTATGCAAGATCCTCAGATTCAACCCAATTATATTCCACCTCAATCCAACAATGATTATATTACGGAGTATGAAGATAACGAGGATATTATTCAGAATTATAATAGCAACGCCAAATATGGCGACAGTTTGGATCAACTATATGAAGAAATTCAAATTCCTCTTTTAATTTCTGTTTTATACTTTTTGTTTCAACTACCGATTTTCAGACGTTACTTATACAAGTTTTTCCCTGCGCTTTTTTCAAAGGATGGAAATGTAAATTTATATGGGTTTTGTTTCACAAGTGCATTATTTGGACTCTTGTATTACGTGTTATCAAAGGTTACGGGTCACTTCAGCAGGTTTTAATATAAGTAATTCTATCAAAACATAGTAGAAAAGATAATAAAGAGTTATAATCAATTAATATAATAATAACAATGAAGTTATCTAAACTACATTTTTTTGCTACATTATTGTCACCGATTCGTTCGTATAGGTTGTTTTCAAATGGCCCTGCAGTATTAATTCCGGCAAAAAAAATATGCAAAGATTGCAAACACTATATTGGAGATAATATAGAGTGTAGAAAATTTGGAGATACAAATTTAATAACTGGAAAAGTAACATATGATTCCGCGAGATCTGTAAGAGAAAACGAGAAAAAATGTGGAGAAAACGCCATCTACTTTGAAGAGAACAAGTTTAAAATAATTACAGTTCCGTACTATTTTTTAAAGAATAACTGGATATTACTTATACCAACCGCATTCACAAGTTTATATATATTTACTTTGTTTCATGTAGTTCATAAATAACAGTTTTTTTTGCATTTTTATGTCTCTAAAATCGGCATAATCTTTTTCGTATTGTATGATTTAAAGCTTAAACAATTCAATATTTGACTAAACGTATTCATGGGTTGTATATTAGCTCCCGTAGTAATGGCAATCTTTAATCGTTCTACGTCTACGATTATATTTATCATTTTCGCTCCTGTAAAATTGGTTGTTCTGTTAATCTTGACGTCCGTTAAATTTGTGTTGGTCAAGTCAGCTCCTGTAAAATCAGCGTTGGATAAATTTGCATTAGATAAATTTGCTCCACGTAAGTCTGAACCAGCAAAATTAACATATGTTAAATTCGCACCAGATAAAAGTGCTCCTTGCAAACAAGCGTTCTTAATCACAGCTCCTTGCAATATGGTATTTTTTAGATTTGCACGTATTAAAGAAGAAAAGCTCATTTTTGCGCCTCTTATATCTATATATGACAAATTTGTATAAGACAAATCTACCCCTTGAAGGAATTTAACGTCAACTTTCTTTTTTCTTATTTTTCTACATAGCCTTCTCTTTTCTATATAATTGCAAATTGATTGCGTGAACGCGCAGATTGTTCTCATTTTGATTTAAAACAAGAACCAAGAATAACTTTTTTATCAATTTTTTTACACCAACTGAAAAAATAAACAACTATAAAAAAAGTATAAAAATAAGACAAGGTATAATAATAACCGCAGATTTATAATATGCCCAATTCAGACATAACCAAAGTATTGGATGAAATTAAATATGATAAACGATTTGAGCGTTTCAGGTTAGCCAATGTCATTGCGCATGTTGCCGTAATTGTTTTAAGAGGAAAAATTATAGCCAGCGCGGTGAATCGCATTGGTTATCGGCAAGAAACAAGTAGAAGCTATTATAACACTTATTTGCACACAGATAGAAATTTACACGCAGAAGAGAATGTAGTAAGATCTCTTGGAAACTATAATAAGATGAGAGACGCAGACATGTATATTATGAAATTTGGTAGAGGACAAAATTGCGGTAATTATGTAAATTCCAAACCCTGTGCAAAATGTCAATGCTTTTTGAGCAAATGCATGAGAGAATACAAGTTGAAGAGAGTATTTTACACATCATAATTAAAATAAACTATTTAAAATATATTAAACGTATTTTGCTATTTAATATATTTCTAACATTAATGCCACCAGGGTTTGATTTATCCGATATATTACAAACCACGTTCAACGATTCTATAAAAATTTCTCTCTTTCAGCGGATGAAAACAGGCAATCAACTTTTTGACGCCATTTTTTCAACGATGGGGTTTGTGGCTATAAGTTACCTTGTAAAAGTCTTATACGAAAATAATTCATTTAATAAGCCATGGAATATAGATATTTGTGACACAATTAAAAGCTTGTTCTATAAAAAATATTCAATCACATATGAAGGCAAACGGTGTTCTAGTGTTGGAACTTATAATCTTTATCCAGTAGTTTCCTCGTGTTTTACAGACGCATTTAAGGCATTGTGGGCGGATATTTTGGGCACTATGGACGATAATAAAACTATTCATGAGTTAAAAGAACTCTATACAACAATGGATAAATTTCGCGACAAGAATGATAATGCTGATGATGACATGTATATAGTGTCGCAAAAAAAGCCATTTTTATATAAAGCCGACCTCAAAATATATGCTATTGCAGATTTTTATACTGAAGATTCTGGTGGCAGTGAAAAAGAAAAGCAAACAACTAAAACAGATAAAATTACATTAACGCTTTATTCATATGAAACAAATACTTGTGACATTAAGAGTTATGTTAACAAATTGAAAGATAAATATATAAAAGCCATTGAAGAAAGTCGTAATAGCCAAAAATTTATTTATACTCTAATTAAAACTAAATATGAGGATTACAAGTATGAATGCTGGAGTGAATATCCTTTTGATAGCACCCGCACGTTTAAAAATATGTTCTTTGAAAATCAAGAACAAGTTTTAAGTAAAATCCAATTCTTTCTTGCAAACAAAGATTGGTATTATGAAATGGGAATACCTTATTCGCTTGGCATCGGTTTACATGGACCTCCAGGAACCGGAAAAACCTCTTTTTTCAAATGTCTTGCAAACATGACAGGACGTCACATAGTTATTCTTTCGTTGAAACTTATTAAAACCAAGCGGCAACTAGATGATTTCTTTTTTGAGGACAGATACAACTCCAATAACAAGGTACATAGTGTAGGGTTTGATAAAAAGATTATCATTGTTGAAGACATAGATTGCTTGGGTGATATTGTATGGAAGAGAGAAGACGTAAAGAAGAAAGGTGGAACAAACATTGGGAAAAAATTGAATTTAACATCATTGTCGCCGACATCTTCAGTAAACGTTGCGGATGTAATTCAAACCTTTGTTGAAGCAAATGAAGAACAAAATAAACTTTTAAGCACGGTAACAAAACCGCTTGAGGATGATCCAATTACATTGGACGATATTCTGAATCTGTGGGACGGTCTTAAAGAAACTCCTGGAAGAATACTGGGAATTAGCAGCAATCATTATGACAAGTTGGATCCAGCTCTAATACGCCCAGGGCGAATTGATATAACACTTAAATTGGATTATGCCTCGCGTGAAATAATAAGGCAAATGTATGAAAGGTATTATTCAGAACGCATTAATAAGAAACATTTAAAGAAGGTTGCAGATTATTTTTATTCGCCCGCTGAAATTATTAACTGCTACGTTATGAATAAGGATGATCCAGGCGCATTTATTGAAAGATTAATGAAGAATGAAAAATTTTAATAGTAGTTTATTTATAATTCTTTAATAAAAAAGTGCAAAGCACCTCTTTATTATATATTACAAATTACAAAACTACTTCTACTAATAGTACTTCTACTACTATTAAATTTTTTATACACGATGATCTGTCCGACAAACTGGACAAGTAAAATGTCCTGCACTAAACCAGGTGTGCAAACAACTCCGATGAAAGCAATGCGTATGAGAACACGGCAAAGATATGCAGTCTTTATCTGGCAATGTTACCGTGTCATGAGGAAAGGAAAGGCAACAGATAGGGCAATCTTCATCAGGCTGTTCTGAAGAAGTTACTGCCGGACAATCGGCAATAAACTGCAATGCCGCGTCAACCCCACACTGTCCCAAGGTTGCCCAGATAGTTGGACTCCATTGAGTTGATGCCCACTGAGCTGTTTGACCTGTAACTAGTGGAACCGGCATGGGTCCTTGTTGTAGCTGCCGACATTTTTTCCCCATAACCTCGCGCCACTTTTGATCGCGCATCATATCATCTATTTCTCGCAGGTCTTCAAGCTGCTCTAGAGAGAGCATTTTAAGTTCCTCTGGCGATATCTCTTTTTCGGCCACAAATAGGGCATGCCACTTCGCAGTAAGTTCAACCTGCTTTTCTATAAAAATACGTTCCGGCTTTACTTCTTGAGGTAGTGCGTGCCAGCGTTCACGACATTGCTGCAACTTTTCCAGGCGCTCTAAGTCGGAAAGCTCCTTTTCAAGCAGTTTTGCCTGTTGCACATCAGGGTCTTCTTCTTTTAAACGACACTCGCTCAAAAGAAACTCGGCAAATACACCGTCTTCCTCTTTGCGATCTTGCCACTTTTTACGCAGTTTTTTTAACTTTTTTAGCTTCCGGACACCGAAAGTCTCCATTTTATTGGATTGGTTTACACTTCACATATATGATGTTGAGTTTGGTTTAGTAAAATAAAATTGGTAAAAAAGTTGTCATTTTTTTTCTCAAAATGCGAGAATTTTTTTTTTCATTAAATTAAATGTAAAAACTTTATTCGGTGTCCGTTATTTGCCGCCAGCTTTTATAAAATTGTAAGCATATATTATATTCGTTATAAATTATAATAATTGTTATAGAACTTTAATAAGAATCATAACAATTAAAATGCACATCATAGAAAACTACGTTCAAAATTTAATGGTAAATCTTCCCAAAAAAACAGAACCAGAAAATATCAATATCATTTTAGACGGAGGAATGTTTAACGGCAGTTATTTAACCGGCGCGCTCTATTTCTTAAGGGAGATGGAAAAACAAAAATACGTTGTGATACACAAGATTTCTAGCTGCAGCATTGGATCAGTTTGCGCTGTCCTATATAAGATAGATGCATTGGATTTGATTCCCGAGTTTTATAATATAATACTGAAACAATTTAAAGAAACCCGCCACTTTGGTGGATTAAAATCTTGTTTACGTAAAATCAAACAGCGCATTGAAGCCACGCATTCAAAAACAAAAAAAACTTTAAAATTAAATAATGCATTATATATCACGTATTACGATATTAAAAAAGGAAAGAAAATTATTAAAAGCAAATACAAAAATGTAGACGAATTAATTGACACCGTTTACAAGTCGTGTTTTGTACCCTTTGTTGCTGACGGAAATGTAGTATATAAAAATCGTTATTATGACGGGGTTAATCCATTTATTTTTCCGCCAGAAACTAATAAAAAAATACTTTATTTGGACTTGTTTGGTTCTGACAAAATTCACTATATGCTGTCGGTTAAAAATGAAAAAAACAATTTTCATCGCATACTTGCAGGACTATTAGACATTCATTTGTTTTATATTAAACAAAATAGCACGCAGATGTGCAGCTACGTGAACCAGTGGTCTTTGTATCAAACGTTTCACAATCGCGTTTTAAAGTATTGTGTTGAAGCCGCCATGTTTTATACAGTAATCGTTGCTTTCTATTTAACACAATACATACCAAGCGAGCTTTGTGAGCATATTATTTTTAAAATAGTATCAAAAATAATAAAGGAATTGTATATTATTGTTATTGATTATTACTGCTTTTAGCTGTGTAATATAAACTTGTCGTCATCGTCATTTAAATTGTTAACTTTAACATTGCCACTTTTTATGTCAAACTCCGCCGTTAGCGTCAACCCGCCTCCTTTGGAGCCGTCTCTTTTAAATAATGCGGACGTTGGAATTAAGGATACAATAAAGTTATTCAAAATGTCATCATTTGTAATATAAACTTTGGTAACTTCTCCGTTTGGTTTTACAAAATCAACACCATCTTCTTTATACATTGTTTTAATATCTTCAGCACTTAACAAGTTTCCATTATCGTCTTTAATTCCTCTTATCTTTAAAGTTTCTAGATAATCAAATTTAACGCCTAGAGAATTTATATATCGCTCAATAGATTCAGCATCGTTCGTTAAAAATGTCTTTCCGTCAAATGGAATTTTTTTATTTACATCATCGCGCACTTGTTTTATTATCTGAGATTTTAAATTATAGAGAGCAAGTACATTTTCTGCATAGCCCTGCTCACTGAAACCTTCAAATATATTTGAAAATTGCTGTAAGTCAACTTTTAATATCCATAAACACTTGCCTCCACTTTTAAAAACCTTATAATTGTCTGTTAAAAATCTTTGGTCAGACTCTTCTAAACTCTCATTCAATGTGCAATGTAAATCGGTTATTATTGGAGGAAATCCACCAGTCAACTTTTTTCTATCCCTTTCAAGTCTTGCAAGTTTCGTTTCTGGTCCTCCATCAAATTGCATATAAAATACATCATTCCAAGACTTTTCTACCCGAGGTGGATTATAATCAGCTGTTCCATCTGGATTCAATAAATAATTTTCATAAACGTCAACGTTATCATCTATAGTTAATATGTCATCCTGAAGCATCTTTCCTTTCAACGCTTTATATTTTTTATACTCTCGCGATTTAACATATATATTCTTATCTGTTATTTCTACTCCCCCAGTTGCAACTGACATTAATGCAAATTTGTTACTTCCCTTTGTGGGAACTAATGCGAGCCCCTCAACGCCTTTCACTTTAAGCCCGCTAAAAGTGATTTCGCCTCTTCTTAAAAACTCTTGAAGTTTTTTTGCATTATCTACTTCCGTAGTTTTTTCGGGCACATCTTTTGCGTTCTCTATCCTATCAGAAAACGGCTCAATAAAAAAATCCAGAGGAGTTTTAACTTCTTTTTCGCTCTTTTTTCCACTTAAATCTGTTACAATTATCTTTGGAGTAATCCCGGGAGTTAACATTGCAGGCTTTACATCTGGTCCTCTTTGCTCTACATTTAACGCGCTCAAAAGTTTTGTGCTAAATTTTTTATCATTAAACAATTCTAGCAAATTCTTTTTTATTAATTCATAACTGGGATTTTTTTTGTCCATTGGAATAATTGCTTTAATGTCCTGGTCAGTGAATTTATAATCTGAAATACTTTTCATTTTAAATAACAAAATCATTAGTTTCATTTTACTATCATCATAATCAATTGCATTACTGTATATAAAGTTGAAGTAAATAAAGATTAAATAGTCGTAATAATATTTACCGTCTTTATACGGACTTTCTTTCATATCTTTGAACATGTCTATATTTTTTAATAGATTGTTTATATAAAGTTTTTTAGCCTCATATTTAGAAAATTGCTCCACGTTTTCAGGTGTATAATAATTCCACAACGTTTCATTCTCTTCATTTTTTGGAAATATATTTTCAGAATTTATTTTTTCTATTAAGCCCGCAATTTCTTGTATATTGTTGCGTTCAACGTTTTCGTAGGTTGATAAATTATTTAATAGCTCTATAAGTTTTAATTTAATGTCATCAATTTCGGAAATTATATTAGTTCTTAGAGGGGTTTCAATTATCTTATTATAAAGCTGTGTTATATTGTCTAATTTAGTTTTTTCTTCTGGTTTTAATTTTAAATCAAAGTCCACTAATAGAAGAAATGCATTTATAGCAGCAAATGGATTATCTTTTTCAAGTTCTTTTGCTTGTTCTTCTCTAACTTTTTCCATCTTAATTCTATTTATTTGAGCAATCAATGCATCTTTATTTAAGCTCATTATGTTTCTTGTAAGGTCTTGGTTAGCATTTTCTGGGTTTAATTCCTCATTGATTCGGATTAAATCATTTATTATGTCATCAGCAAATTGCTCGCTATCTGTTAATTTGCTAACATCGTCCAATTTTTCGTCTATTCTTTTTATCTCATTGAGCATAGCTTCTTGACGTTTTCTTATATCGTCTATCTCATTCTTGCTTAGCCCTACCAAGTTTGAGGTGTTTAATAATGAATTTATTTCAGTTTGAAACGACTTAAATATTGATTTTTTTATTATTTCTATTTGATTGGCATAGTTTTGTCTCTCCACTTGAATTTCTAACACGTCTGTAAAAAAACTCTGGGCGTTTTTATATTTTTCAGACATTTCTTCAACGCAAACATATTTTGTACTTATAGTTTCATTAACGATTTCATCCGTGTTATTTTTTGGTACTTTTATATAGTTTCCAGCGCTATCTTTTGTTAGTACTCCATCTTTATCAATTTGAAAAATTAAAATTTTTCCATCTTTGTCAAATTCGGGCATTTCTACAATATGATATCCTTTTTCGCAGTGCTCAATTAATAACTTATTTACTAAGCTACCAATATTTGGATTACCCGTTTTTTGTTGATAAGCATATGGATCTAACAATTCTTTTTTACCGTATTCATAACGATATTTTACGTATACGTTTTCATCGCTATTCTCCTCATTTATTTTTTCTTGTAAAAAAATCCGCATCTTCCCCTCATCTAGAGTGGGTGGAGTAGATTTTATATAAACATTTATCATTTTTTGTAATTCATCAAAATACCGTTTTGTGTGGTCTATTTGAATGTCTATTTTTGTTTCCACATTTAAAAACGGACTATTTTCAAGACTAGTTATTTTAAATTCTGCATAATTTATATTTTTAAGTTTTATTGACAACGCTTTTAAGTATTCTTTAAATTTTTCGTTATTATTATATCCACCAACATCGTCGTAAAATGCATTAGGATTACAAAAATCTACATCACCAAATATGCTCCTCATTCCATTTTTATCAACTTCTTTATAAATATTTGGAAAATTTCTTATACCCAATATCTCGCAAATTCCCAATCTTATATATTCCTTTTTATTCTTAGTGTTTTTGTTGCCGTTCGTGTCACATGAATTGTTTATGCAGTTTGTTCTGAATTCTTCTGCGGCATTAAACATAAATTGCGGCATTTGTGTGGTTTGATTGTCCTGTAAAAATTTTAAAAAATTTCTAAAAAAGGCATAAACAAAATCATAAATTACATTTGCAACTTGTTCGTTTATAGCGGCTTCTAATTTTGCATCATCTATCTTTCCGTCTGTATCTTTTGAGTCATTCAGTAAATTTTTTATTGACGACTCTATTAAATCGCGTCCAACATTTATATTTATTTCTGATTCATTTTGACTATTATTCAGTGATGGATTATATGAAGGATTGCCAAATATTTGAGTAAGCAAATAATTTGTTAACTTCTCCCGCTGCAATATGAATTTAAAGATTGGTGCCAATATTTCTTTCAATAGTCTATTTGAGAATAAGCTAGTAAATATTACATTACGTATAAAACTTTGCCACCAAAATATTGAACCTAATTGCGCGGCCGTTGGAGGAGGAATTTTATATAATTTACAAAAAAACATATTAATAAACACCTGCGAATCAAGTGGGTTTGTTATAACAACCATAACAGCATCTACAATGTTGTATTTATCATAAACTTTGCAGTCTTTATTTTTAAAATCTACTTTTTTTAAATCTTCTAGTTTTTTTTGCTGTTTCTCATCAAACCCAAAAAATAGCTCTGCAAAAACTTCTGCAATATAGTCTTGGTCATTTACATTGCGTTTTTGGAAATCAGCTAGTCCAATATTTATGTACATATAAAAATTTCCCCCTCTTGGAGACGCGCAATAATTCGGTTTAACACCTGTTATAGGGTCGGATGGACACAAACTATATTCTATCTTATTTTGTAAATTGTCCACCAATGCATCTATGTTAGGTCTTCCAGTTAAGGTAGAATAAACTTGGTCACAGGCTATTTTTCTAGCTTTCATAAGCATACTAGAATCATAATATTTTTTAATAGAATCACTAATATGCAAGACAATTAAACGCACAAGATTTACACCTAAATAAGGTTTATCTGGTACAACATCCATTGAAATTGCTACAAAATGCATAAACCATAGCGGTGTGCATGCAGATATTGAAGTTATAATAGTTTGTGCCGACGGATGCTTCATAATTAGTATTGTATTTGACAAGAATGTTATCAATGGTGTAACCGCAACGCATGCGGGAATGCCGACGCCAGTAGAGGTGGCTAACGCACAGAGAGCTATTAAAATTCCATTAATCGTTACCAAAACAGCTATAATTGTGTTCCAACTCACAGTTAATATGCCACCAATGAAATCTAAATAAACATTTAACATAGTAGACGACAAATCAGTAAGAACTTTAAAATAACTATCTTTTCGGCATTTTTCAAAATCTTGTGACGTAAGACCCTCGTTTTCGCCTTCTCTATTTACAACAATTTCGTGACCTTTCATATACCATTGCATTGAATGATCTTTGCACCATTTAAGAATATCTTCAAATGGAGATTTTTTTTCATCTAGTTTTTCTAATTCTGACATCTCGCCATATTCTTTTCCATTTGTTTTTAATTTTGTTTCTTCTCCCAAATTTCTTAACATATTAACCATGCCACTAACATATCCATCATCCCCGCCAAACAATAATCCAAAAAGATATCCTTGTTCCTCTTTATTTTCTTCTGCAACTCCTGTTTCTTGTTCTTCCTTTAGTGCTTGTTCGCGCTTTAGTTTTTGTTCTTCTCGTTCTATATTTCCAACGGCGTTTCCGAGGGCTTGAGTTTCTTGGTCTTTGACTTGTTGGTTTTTGATTTGTTGGTTTTTTGTTACTGATTCATCTGCAACTAATTTATCCCCGACTGGTTTGTCTGCGAGTGGGTTGTCCGCTACAGTGGGCATTTGCGACGGAGGTAGGGTGGGACTTCTATTGCTTTGGTCAACTGTTTGTTTAGGTTCTGCACGTTCAATAGTTTTTGCTGATTGTTCTGCCAAAATATTGGAGATAACAACGGGTTTTCTATTTTCTTCTCTTTGTTTGGCTTCTTTAAGGAGTTTTGTTAGCTCTTCTGCAAACCCATCTAGTCTATTCTTAATTTCTCCTTCATATTTATTTACATTTCTATTATTTATAGAATAAAAATTATTTGCTCTCACAAGTACATCTCTTTCAAAAATTTTATATTTTAATTCAACATATCTTTTCATTAAAGATTTATCATAATTATCGCATTCTATTTTTTGCCCATTTTCAAAATTTGTCAACCGCCCAGATAAAAAGGAGTTATTGTTTTGAATATTTTGTAGTTCCATTTTCAACACGTCCAGAATAGAATCCGGTTTATAAGTTGGTGCATAATTAAATGGGCTAGACGTGCTAGTCAAAGGATAGTTAATTAAAAGTACATCTGGAAATTTCATTGCAGATTTATATAGCCTTATAATGTCCGCATCTTTTTTTTCGGAGGTAGTATTTTCGGATGGGTTGCACACACTATCTATTTTATTTAACTCTTGTTCGCGAGCGCTTTCAATTAAACCATAATCAATCTTAAATCCTTCAGGAATATCAAAATAATTATACACTGCATCTTTTAATCCTTTGTCCATGTGCATATTTCTCTGAAGTTTTTTTAGCAGTCTCCCAAAATTTGCCAATAAAAAAGTCTTTTCGTATTCTTCTGTTTCTGCGACTAGTTGTTCTGTTTTTCGCGTTATTTCATCTGTTATTGCTGAAACAGCAGATGCATGCGCATCTTCTATTCTTTTATATTCAGCCTCTTTTTCTTTTAGTTCAGTTTCATTTTCTTCTAGAAGCGTTTTATTGGAAGAAACTTCCTTATTTTTTGCGGAAAATTCTCTACTTTTTGATACTCCTTCGCTATAAGCTTTCATACCTTTTTTTGTTCCTTCGTCTTTTTCAGATTTTCCTGGTTTTAACGCATAGTTTTTTATTTTAGGATCATAATAGTAATAAACTTTTACAGTTTCTAATAATTCTTTAATTTCACTTTCCAATTTGTCTTTTTCCTCTTCTAATTCTGACTGCTTTGCAGTTAACTCTGTGTTTTTTAACTTTAGTGTTTCAATTGTAGTTGACAATTCCTTATTTTGACTTAAAACGTCCATTTTTAACGTTTCATTAAGGTATAGCTCATCTATTTCGCTTTTTAATTGTTTAAGGTGTTCTTCGGTTGCTTCTTCGCGATCTTGACCAACGACCCCATCTATTATTTTAACGACAAATTTAATCATATTATCATGAACGTCGTCTATTATTATTTTATTAGATTCAATAAATTCGTTTATTATTCTTTCATTTTCTAATTCTTCGCTCGTCGTTGAAGACGATAATTGTTTTTGCCCATATGAACCATGAATGTATTCCGCTTCTCTTTGTGTGTCTTTATAATTTTTAACTAGATCATATTTATGCTCGTGCAAATATTCAATTATATCTGGTCGCATTAATAGTTTATTTACTATTTTTTGTTTTTCTTCTGAGCCAAGTTTAAAAAAATCTACTTCATTTGATGCGTCACAAACTGTGTCTTTTTTATTAGTATTAATGTTAAATCCGGATTTGTCTATAAATACTATATTATCATCTCCAGAACTACATAGTTTGGAAAATTTTAGTGCATTTGTGAACAATTTAAACATTGTATCTTCGCTTCCTTTTTGAAACACCGTTTTTAGTGTTTTTTGGTTTAACATAGTTTCGCACATTGATTCAAACTCGGAGTAATTAAAATTTAAAAAATTTAGTGGCACAACATCATATTCCCAATCGGAAAACCGACCCTTTATGCTATCTGAAAATTTTAATATATGCTTTGCTACTTTTATGAATTCTGTATTATATCTTGAATTTATGTCACTTAACTTATTTAATATATATGGGTCATTTTCTCCATATAACTTCAAATCTTCTAATATCTCGCTTGGCGCGTTACCTTCACTTGCAGTCAACACATAATCCATTAAAGTTTTAATTGTTAAAAAGTCTGACACTCCAACAGATTGAAACCCAAATCCGTAGTTATTTGGCAAAGCAATTTCAAACTTTCCATTTCCAGGAAGTATCCCTTGGAGTTTTTGTTTTTCTATTCGTTTAACAATAAACGAATCGTCTCCTTCTTCTAAAAATCTCTTTATAAATGCTATTTCTTCAGGATTTTTCAGGTCTAAACTCACATATGGTTTTTCTTTTACATCTGGCGTAGCTGTGGGCTGTTGAGCTGACCCCCGAGACTTAAACCACATCTCCCACTTTTTATCTGGATCCCAGTATTCCCATTTTAAATATCTTGGCCACCTCCATCCACCTTCAGTTGCTGTGTCTATTTTTCTTTTTTCTTCTAATTTTATTACCTTTCCCAAAATTCCCAATTCAATAATTTTAGCATTTGATAATTGTTGTTTTTCCTTTGCAACTTCAGGGCTTACTTTATCATTGTCTTTTATTTCCTTTCCAGAATCTAATACTTTTTTTACAACCGTCTCCACTACTTCTCCAACTTCTTCGCCAACTTCTTCAACTAATTCTGTTACTTTTTCTATTATTCCATCTTCTTCCTTTGTTGGCATCTTTGGAACAAAGTTTTCAGGCAAATTATGAACAATCCTATATGACGAATAATATAGCTCTTTTAGATACAAATCAAATGAAAAGTATTTATTTGGGTCTTCTTTTTGTTTCTTTTTAAAATCTTGTTCATAATAAGCATAAAACACGTCTTCTATCTTTATATCCCTTGCATTTGGATCATTTGGGTCTATTTTTATGACTGCGCCAGTGGAATCTTTTAAAGGGTTGCGCATTAAATAAGAAAGCAACTCATCTGGATTAAATAATGCAAACTCTAAATCAGACGCAACACCTGTTTCCGTTGACATAACGCGTTCAATATCCAAAATTATAAATTCTTCCTCTTTATGATTAACATTCATTTTAATAAGATTGCCTTTTAGATTTTCTTCGTTTTGTCTACCATACAACTCATAATAACCATCCACAGTTAAATAAGGAATTACTGTTTTTAATAGAATTTTATTAATGTCCGTAAAATCTTTTAACTCTTCAATAAACTTTACTCCCTCGCCAGTTTTATAAGCTTTAAACAGATTTGAAAGCTTATTATTCAAAAACGTTGAAAAAAGCAATAGCTTTTCGCGATTGTCCAATATTGAAAAAAAATCTATTTTAAATGCATCCATTACCGGGCTTACTATCTCATTTACGCCAGCGCTTAACAATGGAACTGCTGCAACAAAATACATAATTTTTACGCTAATTTTTACAGCTTTTATCATCCACATGTCGTCTATTTTTTTAAAATATTTGGAAAGAGAAATTCCAACCTCACTGTTAAAAAATAAATTCTGAACGTCTGTGTGAAACAATTGAATGTCGTGTACAATGCTAGAAATCAATTGCATTCGCGCTTGCTCCACTCTTTGATTAAATGATTCAGATGTTCCATAATAGAATTTCATGTAAAACTTTACTAGGTCAACAATTGTTCCTTTTGGTAGAATTGGTACCCAATTAAATGGAAATAATTCATTCATAATTACGGTGTCATAACCTTTTAAAACCCAATTTTGAAGAACTCCTACGGCAATACTAAACGAGACGTTGTGCATGTTTTTATAAAGAAAATGAAAAATTGCAAAACCATTTGTATACATTGTAATATTTTTAGCGGACAAATTTGGATATTTTAAGAATTTTTTGAATTTTTTTTTGAACTCAACCATATAACGTATTATTGATAATTTATAATTATTTGGTTCGTCTGGTTCAGGGTTAAGCATCTCAGCAATTTCTTCGTTTGAATATTTCAGTTTTTTATAGTCTGCAATTCTTAGCACTTTTTGTTCTATTTCTAGTATGTTTTCTTTGTCAGTTTTTTTCTTTTGTTTCTTTTTTGCTTCCGCTTCTTTTTTTAATCCATCAAAATATGCATTTGGGCCAGAAGTTATTGCAAATTTATATAAACCATCCACAGAGATTGTAAAAAAATCTGGAACATATTTTGGTATTTGAGGAAGAGGATTGTATTCGCTTTCCCACATCTTTTGCAAAGGATTATATTGGGTTGACCATACATTTCCAACAAAGCTTGTAAACGCGTTGTTGCTTATGTTATTTCCAGGCAAAGAAATCCAATTAAAAAAGCTTCCAGCACCTTCAACTGTTGACGCACTAAGAAATCTGGTTAATTCGTGAAACGTTCTTGTATTTGTACCAATTTTAAATGCCTGTTCAAATATTATCATCTTGTTAATGTCTTCATAATTTGAAAGCAAAGCATTTGTTGTATTTATATACGTGTATATGTTTGACGCCATTGATAATGAAGATAAAATAAATTGACCATTTGGGCTTTGTGAATATGATGTTGCAAAAGCCAACCAAGAAGTATTTACTGTTTCCGTTTTGTCTGAACGAAATATATCCTTCTCTTTTATTCTGTCATAAATATACTTAAAAAACTTGTAGTAAGCGTTTGTTTCTGCTAATTCTGCATTAGAAACGCCGCTAAATATATCAGTAAGAATTTTGTTAATTGTATTTGGGTCTGTTACTCCTTCCGGAGTTTTAGAATAAGTAACCATATCATTGTACAATTTTGTAAGATTTCCAATGTCAGAAATGGAAAAAAATCCTGCATAATGAAATAAATCTAAAAAGCCATGAAAGTATAAATTTGTGCTACCGATGTAAGAAAACATGTTTTCCCCCAAAAAAACCCAATTTATTGCACCTGTTCCAATTGCTGCTACTGTTTCTGTTGCTGCCACTCCTGTTGCTGTTGCTGTTGCTGTTGCTGTTGCAGAAATTCCAACTTTTGACATAATTAATTGTAAAAGTGCAATCCAAGTTAAAGGTGCACCTATTGAAGAAACAACCAAAACATTGAAACCAACGCCGATTATAATGGGTGTTATGTAAACAAATGCTGGACTACTAGTTACTTTATATAACATCTGAATATAACCCCCTTGTTTTTTTTCCTCTTGAATTTTAAGATACATTTCTTTATAAATTTCAACGTTTTTATGTAATACCGCAAAATGATTCGCCAGTTGTTGTTGAGCTCTATATGGATTATATGATGGCGGGTTTCTTATAGACTTAACTACATTTTTTTGCAATTGAGAAAGGTGTCTTTTTCTATCGTCTGCGCCTGCTCCTGTGGAGGCAATGTCCAATTTAAAATCGCTATTTAATATTATTACTTTATTATCCTCCAAAACGTCTTGCATCGTAACAGTTTTTTCATATCTTAGAATTTTGATGTCATCCTTTTCTTTTTGGGTATCATATTTTTTCATTATTTTTTCAGAATCATTGTAAACACTGCTTAGTTTTTCTTTATAAGCGTAATAATCTTTAAAATTATAACGATTTATTCCGCTTACATCTTTATCTATATAAATTAATGGAGCAGCTTGACTTGGTTTTACAAAAGAAGCCATTTTAATAATATAATAATATATTTTAATACTCTGAATTGCTTAAAAACATATATTTAGAAATTAAAGAATAAATGCAATTAAAAATATAAAATATATAATATATAATATAATTATATAAATGACATCAGCTATAAATGGAAAAGAAAATGCTTTGTCATGCAACAGTGACATATTTAATGAAATTAATGAATACGCAAAAAATCACGAATCCATAAAAAATGCAGTTATTGAAGCAAATGTCTTATATAACAATGGAAAATTTTATTATTCAAGTGGCGAAAGTGTTGGCGCTCTCGTCAGTTATTCTTGCGCGACGGTTTTATTAAATAGTGTATTACAACAAATAAAAATAACAGAAGACGAGACAGCGTCTCAGGTTGTCCTTCAAATTAATAAAATAATGAATTCATTGTTACAAGTTATTCAAAGTTTGCAACAAAAAGTTGGCTCTAATAAATCAGGCGATAAAGACGACAATGAAAAAGATTGGGCCAAAATTTGCACTAAAATTAAACCACTTGTTTTTAAAAAGGGCAGCAACGATTGCATATTTTATAGTGATGTTGCTGGATTAGCTGCTGAGAAAAAAACAATTGACTCCTCTCTCGTTTACCCTCTAATTTACCCAAATTTATATCCAAAAACTTCCAAAGGCATTTTAATTTATGGTCCCCCTGGAACAGGTAAAACTTATTTGGTTAAAGCCGCTGTCAACGAGCTGCAAAAAAAAGATGACAGTGTAGGTGTTCTATTTTTTGCTCCGTCACCCGGCGATCTAAAAGGCAAATATGTAGGTGAAACTGAAAAACGTATTGAAGAAATATTCAGATGCGCTAGAGATGCCGCATGCGAACATCAAGCTGGATGCCCTGGAAATAAAAAATATATTTCCATCATCTTCATGGATGAAATGGACGCTATTGCGCCTGATAGAGATAAAGATACAACAGGTCTTGCTGTAAATTCCGTGAATACATTGCTACAAATGATGGATGGTATTAAATCATTTCCAAACGTTACAGTTGTTGCAGCTACAAATTATCCATGGAATCTAGATGCAGCTATTCTTAGACGTTTTGATACGCAATTGCTAATTAATGTACCAAATGAGCGCGAACTTAAAGAGCTATTTAATATTGAAATGAATAGATTTATAGATTTAGATGTAGATAAATCAAACTTTAATTATTGTGATACCATAGAAAAAAAACAAGACGATGAATCATCAAACTTATCATGCGATTTAGAATGCAGGGAAAACCCTTCTATTGAAAAACATAGAATATATCCTTATTCTAAATTTAATATTGAATATTTCTCTAACAATAAAAAAGGTGGATTGATTGATGGAATTATATATCTTCTTAAAAAAGACAACTTTTCTAACTCCGACTTAAATCGTTTAATTAAAGCCGCTGCAACAAATGCAGGTGAAATGGCTGTAAATCAGAGTCTATTTTATTCTTCAAAACTTATTGGAGATTTTAGACATGATAACTACATTTCCGCGTTGACTGGAATAAATTTTACTGAAGAGGTGGATAAAAAGAATAAAGGAGGACAAGTAGTTACTAATGCTAGTGGCTTGTCTAAAAAAACATTAAAAATAGATTCTATTAAAAATGTAAATTTGTCTATTGAAATATTAAAAGCTTTTGAACAAGGAAAAACTCCTGAAAATGTTATTCAATTAAACTCGCCAGATTTTTTCAGAATCCAACACGAAAACCATTATTATTACAATACAAAATGCTTGTTATATAAAAATAACGATGTGTTAATACAACACCACTCTATTTCTGATATATATATTAAAGGAAATCCCATTGATGTTACTTTAGACGCGTGGAAAAACAATTCTAGCAAGTCAACAAACACCGATACATATTATACTAACATTTTAGGAACCACAAAGGATAATTTAGAAAATGAAAAAACGGCTGATGATTTTGGCGAAATAGATATAGTTATTGCATTTGACTTTACGTTTAAAGAAAATAATATGGGATCCAGTGTAAAATCCCTTATGCCAATATATAGAGACTTGATAAATTATGTGTTTCAACCCATTTATAATGAATTTTTGAAAAATAAGACACGTGAATTAGATGAAACAAAAATAACCGGAGAATCTAAATCCGATAAATGGGAAAATTTTTTAGAAAAAGCACAGCCAAAAGGTCAGCCTATTTTTTCAAACTCAGTATCCACTGATATAATTAATAATGGTAAGTTTCAAGAGAATGAATGGAATCCCCTGTTAAACGACATTTTTTCTTCTGTTAAACCCCATAATCTTGACTTTTATAATTTTTTGCTTTTACAAAATCTTCTTCTAGATAAACATGGAGATAATACTAAAAAATTTGAGGAAGGATTTTCAAAACCTCACGTTGGCGGCGATGGTATGCAGCGATCTGTGTCAGCTCCTGCAAACTTGCAAACCCCAGCAAATGTGCAACCCTCTACCCCAGCTCCAGCTTCAGCGTCTAGTGATAGTTCAGATGATGATACAGCCGATTCAGATTCTGATGCAGTGGAATTTTCTGAAGTATTAGATGAAAATACTGTTAACAATTATTTAAACATTATTAATTATCATGAAAAAATTAATATAGTAAATAATGATTCAATTAAACCAGAACTTGAAATTAAAACGTACACTCTATCTAAAGATGGCAGTTCTTTCCCCGTATTTTATTACACAAGTAAAACAGATGATAATGAAATAACAAAATTTAGAATTAACGTAAAACAATATAAAAGTTTAATAACAAACGTTGAAGTTTATGAATTTTTTGGCGAATTGTTAACAAATTATGATAATTTATTTATAGATATTAACCAAAATTTGTTTGAGATACTTTTTAAAGATGCCTTTTCAGATATTAAAATAACTACAACCGACCCTGAAGAATTTGCAGAAATTTGGACTCCAAATACATTAGTTAATAGACTTATGCAGTTATATATAAACGATGTAATAAAAATGTATTATTTGCAATTAGATATAATTAGAACACAAACAAAAACCACAATAACAGGTTTTAATGATTTAAGTGAAAGCGAACTAAAGGCAGTATTGTTTGGTTATTTATTGGTTGTATTTAATTCTACAAATGTAACACCAGAAATAATATCACAATATTCATTGTTATTATTGTATGACAATTATTTGCTGTCTGTGCCACAAACTGGTCAAGCAGGTGTTGCGCGTTCATTTTTAGGTCAATCAATTTCAGATTCCAATAAATTAGAGAATACTGAAACCTTTGAAAAAATAACAAAAATGAAAAAATATCAAGAGTTTTTTGATAAGTTAGACGCAACCCAACAAGATATAGATAAAAAACAAAGCACCGAACAATCAGATACAAGTTTAGGGAAAAAATCAAATTCCAGAAATAAAAAAGGAAAAAAACCAGTAATTACAAAAAAACGTGTTGTTCTAGGTGTTTTTGCGGCTTTAGCAATTGGAAGTGCTCTATATTTTTCAGGCGCAACTCAGCTGCCACTTGGTCAAGGAAATGCTCCGGGTCCCGTCGTTGGTCAAGATAGTTCTCTTGTAAATGCCAACCCAGGCGCAAATTTTACAAACCCAAATTTTACAAACCCAAATTTTAACTATACAACTGGTAATGCCAATAATTCTACTGCGGATTGGCATAATGGCTTCGGTGGCAGACCTAGAACTCACAAAAATGTAACTCAACACACCAAAATGACGTCTTCTTTAAAAAATAAAAAAAAATCAAAATCAAAAGGAAACTCTTTAAAGAATAAAAAACTAACTCCAAAAAAAAGAACGCAGACAATGCGCAAACGACCTATGTATACCGGAGGAGCTCCAGATGAACAAATAGACGGGTTTATAAAGTGGTGCAATGACAATAAAGAAAAGGTTAGTTTATCCGCAATGGCATCAGGAGATCTTGGACCAATTGCTAGAAAGAAAATTTTTGTGAAAACCACATTTAATAGAGCGCAACTTAAATTGCAGCGCCGTAGAGGAGCTTTTGTGGCTGTGGTTGGAATGATCTCGTGGATCCCAAAAGGGATTTACAACACTCTACCCGAATGGATAATTACTAAAGAACAAAAAATAAAAAATGAGGCTGCAAGAAAAGACGAGTTTAATAAAATTTTACAAAAGATAAAGGAAACAAATGCATTACTTCCTATATGTTTTAATAATGTTGATGCAATTGGTTTAGTAAATACTAAGATCAAATCAGTAAACAAAATAACCGACGATAAAGAACTAATAGAAACTGCTACAAACGAACAAAAAATCAATTTAGATTGGCAATACTTGGAAAATACAAAGTTGTGGTTTTCTTTTAGAGACCTAGCAGAAACAATGTTTGGTCTAGGACAGGGAGTTGAAGGAGAAGGAATTGAAAATATACTAGGAGCAGCAGCAACTTGTGTAGGATTATTTATTTTTGGAGGTTACGTTAGTGCCGCTGCAGTTGGAACAATAGTTGTTTGCAACATTGTAAATGCATATAAATACTGGAGTGGAAAATCTGAAGATAAAGAAAATATTATAAAAAATGCATTAATGCAATCGTTGTTCAACGTATTGACGGAAATTCGCTATTTTGAGTGTAATAAATTTCAAGGAAAAGATGCACTTGATATATTTTTAGACGAACTTGATAAAATTTGCCGAGAATCACTTACTTTTTTTTCTAATAAATCTACCCCAGCAATTTCTGGAAGCCAAACTGCAGCCGCAGCCCAAGGACAAGGAAGAAGTTCTACAGATCTTACAATATATAAAAATAAGAACGTAGTTGGAAAAGACATTAAAAATAAACTAGTAAATTTAAATATACCAATGCAATCATTTTACCACGCAATGAACATTGTTAAGACTACTTATAATTTAGAAACTGGACCATTATTAGTTCAATATTATGAAAACAGGGAGTTGTTCTTAGAAAATTATAAAAAGAAAGAAGCAAAAAAGAAATAACGCAATGAAAACAAGCAAATAATTATATGTTAAAAATAAAATATTATTAACATACATATATAATAATGTCATTGTCAGACGTAACAAAAGAGATATTAAAAATATATAATACTAAATTTGACCGAAATGAAAAAGAAGAAGAAGAATTAGAAAAAGAAGTGAAGCTTAATGAAGAACAGTTATTAAAGAAATACAATGATATTTTATTATGCCGCAACTCAGATAAAAATATTACAAATAAACCACGCGATAAAGATGACGATTTTGATCCAATTAAATTAGTTAATGAATCTAATCAAATAGAAACTGACAATAATAAAGATGTCTGTAATGTCATATGCAAAATGAATTACGTAGAAGATAAATCTTTCATTAATAAAATGATTATATACAGGATTGCAGAAATAAAAAAGCGTCTTATGTTTATAAAATACAACATTGAAATTTATAAACTAATTATTACCAATATACTTAACCTACAATATAAGATAGATTCTGGTCACATAGAAAACAACGACGAAACAACAGGCGAATTAAATGAATTAAATTTGCAAAAAAAGCTAGTAAAAGAGTATTTAGAAAAATACGTAGTAAAAAGCGAAACATACATCATTAATACAAGTATATGCAAGTTTCTATTTTTACAAGATCGCTATAAAAAATTGGTTGGTTAAAATAAAAATATTTAAAATATAATGTATAATGTAAATATAAATATACAACAATGATTTCAAATAAACTAAATGAACTAGAATCGCCTTTAAATGCGAACATTAATATCCGAGACGTTTTATTGCAAATTAAAAACTACGCTTCACAAAAAATAGACGATGACATTATTAGCAGAAATATAGATGGCGTTAATTTTAACACCTCCGATAAATCCACATTTTCCTTCAATTACATAATGGATGATTTTTATGAAAATATAATTGACATAAAAGAAGAAACTAATGATATATTTGTGAAATTATTATTATGTTGCACAAATTATTCTGGGGAAGAAAATGAAGACGAAGACATAGACAAACACATACAAGATATAAATAAAGAAATTAGTGATTTTGATAGTTTAATTCAAGAAGTTAGAATGAAAAAAATCGTGCGTTTATCCAGTATACCAACCGAAGTTAAAGCAAATGGAAAAACTAGCATTTATAAGTTTTCTGATAAAGACGCCAAATTAATTGAAGATATAAATCATTTTTTAAATAAATATAAAGAATATAGTCTAATCTCCTAGTTTTTAGAAGAATAACCCACCGCGTCCACGCTTTTGGGTTTTTGAAGTTTTTCCTTTATATTTATTAATAAGTTTTTCCCGTTTAGTCAATGTTTTTGCGTTTTTCTTTGTTTTAGATTTTATTTTGGGTGTTGATTGCTTCTTGGCTAATTCATCCGCTGGTCTATAACGCAAGAACCACTCTTCATATTCTTTATCTTGCTTTTTCGTATGATCTTTCATCTCTTTAAACTTTTCCGCCTTTTCAGCTCTCATCTCTTCCACTGTTTCTTGATGTCCATAGCAGCTTATGCTGAATCTTCTTAGAAGACCCTTTTGTTGTAATCTATTTTTCTGTTGCACTTCAAAGAGGAATTGTGCCATGCACACTATTCTCTCTGTATCATAGTAATTGCGGTCTGAATATAAAAATGCCAAGTAAAAGCTCAACATGGTATCAACTGTCGCTATTTTCACTGGATGTTTATCAACTGTAATAATATTGTAACTGTGGCACGCAATTGGCATATAAATAAAAGCAATTGTATCTGCGCCGATTAAAACTTGATAGTGTGGTGCAACTATCTCTCCCATTTCTTTGCGTTTTACAATTTTAGCTTTATACCCCGCATCTTTTAAACGCTCTTTCAAAATTTCAGCTGTCTTTTTAGGGTCTTCCGATAAAACGTCAAAATCCGGAATCTTTTCCAGACGTTTGTGTAAATGCTTCGGCATATAATGCAAGTAGAGACTTACTGCGTATCCACCAAAAAACACCACCCCTTGGTTAATAAATGAATTTCTAGTTATTTCAAATATCTTGTCTTCATCTTCTTTGTTTATCATTTCTCTCTGAAAAGGCTCTATGTCATCACAATGCGCGGATTTTAAAGGATAGTTGTTATTGAGAAGCGTTAAACGCTTTAAAACTTTTTCCCATCTTGAAACATCGCCGGCCGGTCTTGAAAGTTCTAAATACATAGACATTCTCAAGTAATTCGGAGGAGCGTATAAAATACCGTCTATTTTAATTGCTTCTTGTTTTACCGCTTTGTAAATTTCCTTATGTAAAAATGTAATGTCTGCAACTGGTATAAAATTCACAAACACCTTATACGTGCCCTTGTGTTGCCCAGACTTGGCTTCTACCTCTAAAAAACCTTCTTTCACATAATCGTCTGTTAGTTCTTTGCTATCATTTAACGCATTAAAAGAGAAAAAATCATAGTCTGGTATTTCCACTTCTGTGTTGTAAAATTGGTCTTGTTTTGGCAAAATATTATTAATCGCGGTTCCTCCATAACATATCACTTTTTTCCTGCGGATAAAGTTCTCTACAATTCCAATTATCTTCTTTACTTCTCCTGAATTGGCTACAGCTCTTCCAGAACGCTCTTCGGCTTTATCTATCGCACTTCTTAATATTGCCAATTCGCATTCCTGGAAGCTCATTGATTTATCGCATATGTTTTTCATTTAATAGTCTTATATTATTAAAAGAAAAAAGAAAAATTAAAAGAGAAAGAAAGTTGAAAAATACAACTAAACAATTCTTATTATAGTGTAAAAGTGCTTACTGGCCAACAACTATGAGTAAATAGTTGAAAACAAACAACATTATTTTTCAATAATTCATCTATTATAGGCTGCGATACGTGCATAGTATATCCATTATTCCAATTCAAAACTTTTGAAACACAACCGTATCTATATACCCTATCTAATTGTTCTTTTGTGAAACATTTGAAGAAAGTATCCATGTTAGTTAATGGATATTTATCTAATAGTATCCTCAACCGTATAGACTTTGAAAGAGTATATTCTCTGATTTCGTTCTCCATTTCCTCGGGCAATTTTAGAATGCTTTCTCTCATTTTGGTTTGATTGTTTGACTATCTAATCAAAACATAAAAAGAATTAAATTTTTTTAGAGTGTAACTTAAAACAAATAGTATTTTTATAATTTGAATGGTTTTTGTTTGTTATTTTAACTTATTTATAATATTCTTTGGGTTTCCAATCATTTTTCCATTAGTGTGTGGTTTCTTTGCAAAATAACTGTTCCAGAATCTTTGCGTGTTGTAAAAATCTGCTTTATGAGCTTCAGACCATTTGCTTTTGCCGCAGAATTTGTTATGATTGTTTGCACCCATAGTAAACCAATCCTTATTAGATTTTCTTAACGTACACTCGCAAATTGCCTTTTTGGAATTCTTGGGATCAACTACGCATTTATGGTTTAAGCAATCAGACCACTCGTATTTCTTAGGGCATTCTGTGATTATTTTTCCGTCATTCAGCTCATTAATGGAAAAGGTAGAGTAAATACGACGAGTTCCTGTCTTGGTTTTATGCGCCTTTAATCTGCTGCAAGACTTGGTCGCAAAATTGTAGCCGTTTTCTACTGTGCATTTGCAACTGGTTTTACCAGGCTTATTCTTTATTGTTTTGCAAGGAGCGGAAGTGCACAGTGCATACCGACTTTTACAAATTGTTAATTTTTTTGTTTGTTTTTTATTTTGTCTATTCTTTCTTGTCTTGTGCATATTATATTATTGTATTATTTTATTTTTCATAATACAATAATTTTTATTTGATTTGATTTGATTTGATTTGATTTGATTTGATTTGATTTGATTTGGCTCAACCTTTCTCAAAGGTTGATTAGATATTAAACGCATAATAATCGCTCTTAACGCTTCTCGTTTCAAATGACAAAGCAGGATTTTGTGGAGGAGGTTCCGGAACATAAACTGGAATGTATCTTAGCTTTTCAGGTTTCAAGCAAAAAGCGTATCCACATTTATCAAAGAACGCATTATTCTCCTGTAAATTTACATCATTCTTCTGATACATCATCGCAATCATCTGGCAACCAGTTTCTCTGCAAACAATAGCACTTGGGTTCGGTGGATCAGCGCCAATATCCGGCATTGAAATGCTCATATTTTGCTTATTATAGTCTTGCAATTCAACTAAATCCGGTGTATTTTTCACATCATAATAATGCAATGCGCGCATAAATATAGAATTGCTTGTCATGTTCACATATTCGTAGAAATCTTCTGTGTCCATGAAAGAATTGTTTGACTTGTCAACAATAACAACTATTTTTTTATTAATCAAATCCATCAATTTTGTATTGCCAAAGTTCTTTCCATTCTGCTCAAAGCTTGAAGCCGGTCCTAAAAAGAATGAATCGTGGCTCTTGAATAAATTAGCCAAGTTCTGATACATTTTTTGGTTGGCGCTCTTGAATCTAAAATGAAAAATTATTGGGTCTTGTGGGTTAGGTGCACCACTTGACGCAAATGCATAGTTTGTAACTATATTCATAACGTCAGAAAAAGCGACAACATTATAAGTTTCCTTAATATGATTATTGTCAACCGTGGATGTAGCAACCACTGGTTGATCATCTATTGAGAATATTTCAAAATCTAAACCCCGAACGCCTTGCTTCAAAACGTCTTTTAATGCGCACGTTGAAACATAATCATTTTTGAAAGTTCCTGGACTGCAGCAATTGTATGCAGTTTTAATGTAATAGTCTTTCAATGTATAACCACAATTTGGATCACTTGAGTTTAATGACTTTATTGATCCATTCAATGCAGAAAACAGATTGCTCATATTGCTGCACTCGCGATTCAACAAATTTCTCATGTAAAAATAATACCATAGAGCCGCAATAATAACGATTATAATCATGCTTAATAACATATAAGCCACATAGTTCTCCTTAAGATTTGCCATCATATTCATCATTTTATTCGTAGTATCCATTGTCCTACTATATTATAATACTAATTTTAAAATATAATAATATTAATCAAAAAAGTTAAATATAAATTATTTGTGTATAGTATATCTAAAAGATGGCTGGTGGATTAATGCAATTGGTCAGTGAAGGACAACAAAATATCATATTAAATGGCAACCCTTCAAAAACTTTTTTCAAAGCAACATACGCTCGCTATACAAATTTTGGTTTACAAAAATTTCGCGTTGATTTTGAAGGCGCAAAAACACTTCGTTTAGCAGAAGAATCTAATTTCACATTTAAAATACCTAGATATGCAGACCTTTTAATGGATTGTTATTTAAGCGTTGACTTGCCAAATATTTGGAGCCCAATTATGCCTCCAAATACTGACCAAGAATCTGAACTTTATAACAGTGGAAAATGGATTCCATATGAATTTAAATGGATTAATTCTATTGGAGCAATGATGATATCTCGCATCACTATTACATGCGGAAACCAAACACTGCAAGAGTTTTCCGGCGAATATTTGAAACTTATGATTGAACGCGACATGCCCGGAAGAAAGTTATTTGGGTTTAATGAAATGGTTGGAAATATTCCCGAATTAAACGACCCAGCGAATTCCGGGGCGCGAGTTAACACTTACCCAAACGCTTATTATAACCCTAATAGTTCCGGACCTTCAATTAATGGAAGAACTTTATATATTCCGTTAAACAGCTGGTTCAACTTTAAAACTCAAATGGCCTTTCCATTAATCTCATTGCAATACAACGAATTGCACATTAATGTTACAATGCGACCAATTCAAGAATTGTTCCAAATTCGCGATGTATATGACAGCGCAAACAATTATCCTTATGTGGCTCCAAATTTTAATTTGTGGTATATGCAGTTTTATAGATTCTTGCAGACCCCTCCCGACGTTGAACTTGGATTAAATTCTTACGTGGATAAAAGAACTTTGTGGAATGCAGACGTTCATTTAAATTGCACATATTGTTTTCTTTCCAATCAGGAATCCAGATTATTTGCACTTCAAGAGCAAAAATATTTATTTAAACAGGTAAGAGAACAGATATTTTACAATGTCACTGGTCCAAATAAAGTGCAACTGGATTCAATTGGAATGGTTTCAGGCATGACGTTTGTATTCAAAAGAAGCGATGTGAACTTGCGAAATGAATGGACAAATTATTCCAACTGGCCATATAATTATTTGCCATATGATATAGTACCAGCGCCAACCAGTGGAACATATCAGATAACCAGAACAAACCCAGATGGTTCCACAACGGTTGTTGATATTGGGCCTGGTGTGAATCCAAATGGTAATTTAACTGGCTGGTTTATAACGAGTGAATCTCGTGGTGCAAATACAAAAGGCATATTGGTTAACCTGGCAATATTATTAGACGGATCTTATAGGGAGAATTCACAACCCAGTGGAGTTTACAACTACATAGAAAAATGGATTAGAACTGGAGGATGGGCAGACGCTGGAATCTATTTTTACAGTTACGGAACGTCAAATTCACCTCTAGATATTCAACCTTATGGAGCAATTAATATGAGTCGTTTTACCACCATTGAGTTGGAATTTAATACGATTATTCCAACGTTGGATCCATACGCGCAATCGCTCGCTATTTGCGATCCCCAGACTGGAAATATAATAGGCATTAATAAACCAACCTGGCGAATCTATGATTACAATTTTGACTTGTATACATTTGAAGAGCGATATAATGTTGTTACTTTTGTTGGAGGAAATTGTGGGCTTATGTATGCAACTTAATTAGCTCTTTCGGAAAGATTCTGATGATAAAGCAGACGCTAGCAACGCAAATGGAATTACATTCAACCATAAAAATTTTTTTTTTTGATATTTTATGGTTAACGTTTCTGCCGCAATCGTTATAGGCAACGCTGTTGTAAAAGTAATATAAAGCAGTAAATCTGTAGCTGATGTGATTTTGGGATTTTTTTTCCCCGGTAGTCCGTACGCTTCTAACCCAACCGCCCCGGTGAATACTCCAAGTGGAACGCCTAAAGCACCTACCGCTAACGCTACTTTAGTTGTAGTCTTCATTATATTATACGCTAGGATGTTTATTTTTACAAAAAAAATAAGTTACTGGTTATGGGGGGGGACGATATTGTCGTTCATAAACACTTGAAGCGCTCCTATTACGGAAATTGTGGGCTTATGTATGCAACTTAATTAGCTCTTTTAGATAGCGCCTAATACGGTATTAGAAATTAGTAACGCAAATGGAATTGTATTCAACCATAAAAATTTTTTTTTTTGATATTTTATGGTTAACGTTTCTGCCGCAATCGTTATGGGCAATGCTGTTATAAAAGTAATATAAACCATTACATCTGATGCTGATTTTAATTTGGGATTTTTTTTCCCCGGTAGTCCGTAGTATGCCGCCCCCGCCCCTGCGAATACTCCAAGTGGAACGCCTAAAGCACCTAGTGCTAACGCTACTTTAGTTGTAGTCTTCATTATATTCTACGATATGATATTTATTTTTACAAAAAAAATAAGTTAATGGTTATGAAAAGATGATATTGTCTTTCATAAACACTTGAAGAGATCCTATTACTGAAATTGCGTTAAGTAATAGATATTTTTTATCTTGATATTTTATGGCTAAAGTTGATGCAGCTATCGCTCTTGGCAGTGCAGACGCCATTATCACAACTGGAAGGGGCGGCAACGGGTGCCAGTCTTTCTTCGCAATGATAGATATACCACCAATTGATATAATTGCTCCAAGCGGAACGGATAAAGCACTAACCGCTAACGCTACTTTAGTTGTAGGCTTCATTATATTCTACGATATGATCTTTATTTTTACAAAAAAAATAAGTTAATGGATCAGGAGTTTTTTATATTGTTTTATATTATAGATGAAAACGTCAACGACCTATAATGTGAAATACTTTACAATACTACTAATAACCATTCTAGTTATTTTTTCAATTGTCGTTGTGTACGCGTATAATTCTGGTTCTTGTCAGCTTCAAAAAAAATATGAATGCAATGATAAATTTTGTCTTTATAAAGAATTTCCAATTCAATTATCTAATAATTCTATGAACGAAATTCAATCCATGTTACAGGACAAATCCATTCAAAAACGCGTTGAAATAACATCCTTTGCCGAAAATATTGCCAATTGCGCGCTTCCAAATAAAGCAGGTGTTACGGTTCCCACAAATCAAATCGTAAAACACTCTGACAGCATTATACCTTTCTATCAAAATGAACTTTGTGACAAAATTTCAGAACTTCTTGGATTCAAGGTATATCCAACGAACCTTTCCTTTCCTACTTCGTGCGTTTTATTAATTTATGAGAATGAAGGTGATTGGATCAATTGGCACTACGATTATAATTATTATGATGGCCGTTTTTTCACTGTTTTGATTCCGATTACCGCGGATCTTACGTGCACCAAGTTTGAATTCAAAAATAATAAAAATGAGGTGGTAAGTCTAGATTTAAATGAAAACGGCATTTGTTTTGAAGGAAATTACTTATATCACAGAGCGTCCAAGCTATGCGCAAATCAGCGCCGAGTAATATTGTCGTGTCAGTTTGTTACGGATAATAAAATGAGCTTAATTAATCAGTTACGGATTAAGCTCAAGGATTTTGCTTATATAGGCGCATTGAAATAGGTAATAAAATCAGAATATATTATTTTGGTTTAGCGTTCTCAGTAAGGGCGGAAATTTCGAATAAAAAGGGGTCAAAAGTGTTTCCAAAATCCGAAAAAGGACAAAAAAAATGTCCAATTTTCAAAACCGCCGACCTTTTATGAAAAAGGGGTCAAATTTCCGCCATTGTCAGCTAAATGGTCTAAAAAGGTTTTTAAAATCGTAAAAAAGTGTTACGCTATTTTTTATATATTTTTTGAGGAAAAGGGTTTAGGTGTTTTTTCTGTCCTCTAATTAAGGACAAATGAATGACAAAAATGCGCCAAAAACCGCCGATTTTCTTACTTGTAAATGTTGTGACTTTAAATGCTCTAAGAAGAGTGATTGGGATAGACACAATTTAACACTGAAACATAAAAAGAATGACAAACGAATGACAAATGATGACAAAAATACGCCAAAAACAGCCGAGAAATTTGTTTGCGAGTGTGGTAAGGAATATAAACACCGTCAAGGATTATGGTCTCATAAGAAAAAATGCGAAAGCGCCGCCTTTCCCCCAACAGAATCTGAACAACCCTCAAATAATATAATTGTAGAGCTACTTAAACAAAACAAGGAATTTAAAGAGCTTATTATTGAGCAAAATAAGCAGATAATGGAACTCGCAAAGGAGAAAAATACTGTTATAAATAATACAACTAATAACAGTAATACAAATAATAATCAGTTTAACTTGCAGTTCTTCTTGAATGAACAGTGCAAAGATGCCCTCAACCTTGGCGACTTTGTAGAACAGATAAAGTTGCAATTATCGGATTTGGATATGATCGGTCGCGTTGGTTATGTAGAAGGAATGAGCAAAATATTCATGCGAAATTTACATGCACTTGACGTATTTAAAAGACCGATTCATTGCAGCGACTTGAAGAGAGAAACGTTGTATATAAAAGACAAAAATGCGTGGGAAAAAGAAAATAGCGAAAATATTAAAATTAAACGCGCAATAAAGGGCATTGAAAATAAAAACATAAAACAAATTCCATTTTGGGTAAAGGAAAATCCGGCATCTGAAGATTTTGAAACTAAGAAGCACATGGAATATCAAAATATATTATTGGAAGCTATGGGAGGTTCCACCTTAGAAGATGATAATAAAAAATGCGATAAAATAATTCGCAATATTGCAAAAGAAGTCGTCATTGATAAAAAATAATAAATAAAAAATAAAAAATAAATAATAAATAATAAATAATAAATAAATAA